ATGGATAAACTATTAGTATTAGCTGAAGGAGAGACAGAAGAATGAATGCTGAAGAGATACGCATTGAGAAGGCAGCAATTAGATCAGAGAAAATAAGATGCAGGACTGATCCTTATCTGCATAAGAATGCAGCGATGTGGTTGGGTAGTGGGTGGGGTTTAAAACAAAAGAGTAGCCCAGTACCTCTGCCTAACTTAATCTTCAAACTCCCTACTGTTATTGATCGTAAGCAAGTATCAGCAATAGAGTGGGGACAGGGACAGAAAAGGTACTACATTAATAAACGTAGCGGGAAAAAGCTAACCATCACACAACAAGTAAGGTTAGCAAGAGCCGATGCTATCTTTAAAGCTAAGCAGATAGCTGAAGGCATTAGAGTTGTAACCATTACTGAGAAACTATGTTCTACATGCAGCACAGTGAAGAAAGCAGAAGAGTTTAACAAGAGTACAAAGCGTAAAGATGGCTTGCAACTTAGGTGTAAGAGATGTCAATCAGTAGCTAACGCTGAGTCTTGTAAGCGTAGGAAGTTAAAAGAAGTAAAAGAAATGCCTCTCTTTGAAGGTACTTTAGAAGCTTTAAAGAACTTATAAGCAGAGGTAAAAAGATAATTGAATACAATTGTTAACAACTTTAAAGGCAGTTTAATCATGTTGATTCTGTTGTCAAGTCTGATTTGTTGTTGACACTAAAGATCGTTTAAGTTAAACTAATTTTAAATCAACCGGAGTAGTTAGTATGAGTACAGTAATCCCAATGTTCAGTAACAATTCAGCCCTTCAAACTATAAGAGATAGAGGTTATGGGTCAGCAGATTTTGATATAGATACTGCGCCATTAACCTATGCCCCTCGAAAGTATCGGGATGGTGAGGTAGCTTATCAAGAGCCTCGACATAGTTCTAAGTCTGTTGTCTATAGGACAGACACAGGCACTGAGCTAGGTGTACATGGTCATGGGTATAAAGCAGTGCCGCCCAAGCACATGATAGATGTTACAAGAGATATCTTGGAGCGTTCTCCTTTGAACTTAGCTAATATGAGGGAGACAATCGACACATCTCACGATGGCGCTAGGACTTTTGTTAAGTATACTTTGCCAGAGCATACCTATGAAACTGGTGACGGTGATACGGCAGCACTGAGCTTGTTATCTATCACATCCTTTGATGGTACATGGCCGTTTATGATTAGTGCAGCAGCTAATCAGTGGGCTTGTACTAATCAACAGGTCTTTGTTACTGGTGCTGTATCAATCTACAAAGCTAAACACACTCAGTCTTTAGACATAGACCACGGCGGTAGGGTTATTACTAAGTGCCTGTCAATCTTTGAAGAAGAGCGTGAGCTTTGGAAGGCATGGCAGAAGAAAGAACAGTCTGATCGTCAGGCATTCAATTGCTTTGCAGGAATGCTCAAAGCTGTCAAGGCTTTGGAACTTTCTGCTGAAGGACATCAGCCCGAAGATATCTTAACCAAGATGCCACGCCGTAACACTAACCTAGAATACATGTGGAACAAGTGGAACTCTGTATACAGGAAGAGACTTGGCGCTAACTACTGGGCTGTCTACAATGCTATGACTGATTGGTCTACTCACGCTGGGACTGCTAGGGAATCTACTATGGCTAACATAGCTTCAGTCAAGAACCAGCGGCACGAAGCTATCCGGTCAGCCATAGTATCTAGTGGCAAGGCTGACATAAGGCGGGTTGCATGACGTTCATCCTTTTCGGACAGACGTTAACCTTTGAGTTCAGGAATGGAGTTGGTGTAGATTTAGAATTCACCACCTCCAAACCTGTCTGGATCACAAGAGACAACTCAGAGTTTGAGGTCGCAGAGTTTGAGGGGATGGTCATTGGCCTCCCCTTTATCGTCATTAGTTTTGGCTTATGTTATTCAGTAGAGGATTGAAGATGTTAGAAGTTAATTTGTTAAGCTANAGTCAAGCTCCAGCTTTTGTTGCTGTGATGCCAGAAGATAGACTGCCCCGCCCTAGTTCGTGGAGTTCTCACGACACGCCTAGTCTATTAGATCTGATAGCTTACTGTGCAAGAGTAAGCAACCCAGAGAACCAAGACAACAGGGAGACAAGCAAGAAACTTATAAAGTATTTAATTAAACACAAGCATTGGAGTCCATTGGAGATGGTCAGTGCTTGCGTGGAGGTTACAACTACGAGGGACATAGCGCGTCAAGCACTACGTCATCGTAGCTTTAGCTTCCAAGAGTACAGCCAGAGGTATGCTAACCCAGTAGAAGAGAAGAGCTTTGAGTTTGTTCTACGAGAGGCGAGGCTTCAAGATCCTAAGAACAGGCAGAATAGTGTCTCTCCGCCGGAAGGAAGTGCGCTCCACGACAACTGGGAGTGGCAGCAGCAGCAAGTAATTGACGCTGCTAAGAAAGCATACAACTGGGCGATAGATAATGGCATTGCCAAGGAGCAAGCAAGGGCAGTTCTACCGGAGGGTAATACCATCAGTAGATTCTGTATGAATGGAACACTGCGTAGCTACATTCATTACATTGAATTGCGCAGTGAGAATGGGACTCAGAAGGAACACATGGATATGGCAAAGGCTATAGCTAAAGTTATATCAAGTGTGTTTCCTTACGAGGATTTAATTTAAAATAACTAGGAGGTAATATGAAAGATAAGATAAAGAACATGGTTCTCTCTTTACTAAGCTCATTAGTAGAGGGCATACTGAGTATTAAAACTAAAGTAATCAACATGCTTACTGATCTTAAAGGGAAGTTCTTGGATTGGTGCGATGAGATACATCAGATGATTACGGAAGGCGATGAAGAACTGGTAGCTAGTTTTGGTATTAGAACAGTCTGGTTAATGCGGGTCGTTATTATAACAACCTCTTTGCTAGGGTTCATTGCTTTACTATCTATAATATTTTAAAGCAATACAATCAACTTGACAGGTCACCCTGTCTTTAGTAAAATTACATTTCATTTTTAAAAACTAAAGGAAAAAGATAATGGCTATACTTCAAGGCGCTGCATATTGGGCATCAGTTACTACACCCAACACAACCTTTGAACCTGTGTACTCTGTCAATCTTGTTGTTGATCAAGAGGTCGCTGATGATTTTCAGTCTCGCGGTTTCACCATCAAGAGCATGGATGAAGGCCCAGCTATCGTCATCAAACGTAAGGTCAACGGCCCCAACGGTATGGTACGACAAGCACCTAAGCTAGTAGACAGGCATAAGAATGCTCTCGATGCTAGAGTTGGGAACGGCTCAAGCGTTAGGGTACAGTACAAGGAGTGGGAATCTACGTGGAAAGGACAGGTCTTCAAAGGCTTAGACTTCCAAGCAATGCAGGTAGTTGACTTGATAGAAGTAGGTACTGCTGACGGTGCTGAGTTTGATGACATCGACACTGACATGGAGGATGAACTATAACTATGAATACTGTAGAGATAGACGGCGTTACACACGATGTCTCTTTGTTTTCACAGGAGGGGCAGCAGATCTTTGCTGTCCTTCTTGAGAACAACAAGAGATTACAGGAAGCTGAGATAGCAACTGCTATCTATAAGGCTTCAGCAATTACTTTAATTGAAAGAATAAAGAAGGAAGCAGTTGAACGCTACGCAGAACCTAAGTCTTTAGGAGAGGCGCTTGCTTCGGACTACTAACCCTGCCACATAACTAAGGAACAATCATGGCATTCGTAAAAATGCACTTACCTTGTACACTATGTACGTCAAGTAACGCAGCCGGTCTTAATGAAGACGGCTCCGCTTTTTGTTTTAGTTGTAACACATACATAAGAAACTATGCGGGAGACAAAGAAGAAACCATCATTGAAGAAACTGAATTTGAAATCCACAAGAGGAATAAAAAGATGGAGGGATCTAGTAGTTCTTCCTCTCAATCGTCAGTAGTTTTTACTGAACTCACTGATCGTAAGTTAAGTCTAGAAACCGCTAAGAAGTATGGCGTTAAAGCAACCGTAGTGGACGGTGAGATAGTCAGCCATCACTACCCCTACTTCAACGGACATGAACTGGCAGCTACTAAAGTTCGCGGCAGAGACAAGACCTTTATCTGGTCAGGGTCTGCTAAAGAAGTAGGACTCTTTGGCGAGAATCTCTTCAAGGCTGGTGGCAAGTTCATTACACTAACAGAAGGTGAGTGTGATGCTATGGCAGCTTA